TGCCAAAAAGAATAGCTGGCATTGCAAGACCAACAGTTAACTGACGACCAGCCCACTGTGTATTTTTACCAAAGTTAATAAGCTGTGTAGATCCTTCTTTAACAGCAAGATTATAAATATTTTGTTTTGCTGCTGCAATTTCTGTAGATTTTGACAGTTCATTAATCTTTGTAGGTGTGTAAACACTATATACACCCTGCTTTGTAATATCTGTTTGTACTATAGAGTTATTTAATTTAACTTGCTCAACTGCTAGTGCCTGTACAGATTTTTGTGCAGATGCAGATCTTCCAGTTATAATTCCAAAATACTGACCAAGACTTAATCTACCAGATTGGAGGGCTTGTCCAAATTTTTGTGTTTCTGATGTGAGCTGTACTGTTTGTTTTGTAAAATTACCACTTGACATTAAAGCATTAGAAAATTCAGACTGAATATTCTTTAATTGGTTTGCCATCTCTGGCTTTAAACCAACGCCAGCTACACTTGTTTGAAGTAATTCAACTTGTGCTTGAAGGGCTTTTATTTGGGCATTTACACTTGAGAAGTCACCTAGTGCGACTATCTTAAGTTCAATATTTGCCATATGTTATTCCCCCAATTGCATGAAGCCTAATCCTTCATTTATTCCAAAACCTTCGCTTTGAGCATTTCTAGCATTCATCAAACTTGAAACATCTTCAGGTTCTTTTTCTGCCTCATCAAGATCAATTCCTTGCATTGCTGCTAAGAACTTTCTCTCACGATGCTCTCTATCTCTAGAGGCATCTAATGTTGCCATTAATTCCTCTAATGATAAATTACTTTCAAGCTCATCATAGTTTTTCCAATGACCGAGCAAGAAAACTTCGGACTCAAGGGAGGCTAGATCTAGTTCGTCCCAACTAGAGCTGCTCCCAGAAGGTTTGGGTCATTAAGTTTTAAGCCCCCGCAAACTTCAAGAATCTTCATCATTGTTGGAGTATCAATGATTTCTTCAAATTTATCTTTATCTTCTGCTAGAGGTGACTTCACTGCTTCCAAGCACACCATTGCTGCTTTAATAAAAACTTCCATTGCTGCTTCTTCTGATTCATTATCAGGAAGCTCCATTTCTTTAATAACAGCCATAAATTTCTTAAGCTGTTTAATAGGTAGCGGTTTTAGAATGACGTTTGTTCCGTCACTCAATTCAATCTCTACTACATCATATACTGTTGTTGCCAATTTATAGCTCCTTTGTTTTATTAGTTAAATTATACCAATATAATACCTATGGACAAATTCAAGACCCCGCCATTTCTGACGGGGCTTGAAATTCTATATTAAGTTGTATTTAGTTGTTAGTTAGTGCCGAATACACGGTCAATAACAACACCATATTCTGAACCTGCATAAGCATAGTTAGAATCTGGTAGGCAACGGAAGTTCACTGGGAACACTGTTGCTCCATCACGCTTCAAAGAGTGCGCTGTTGTATCAATTGAAACAACACGACGTGCAACATAAACACGTTCTTTAGAACGCAAAGCAGTTGTAGCTGTTCCAGCTGAGATTGTGCTAGAAGAGCTGATACCGCTTGGTACTGAATCAGCAACTGATGTACCAACTTGCTGTGGAGCTTGTCCAACTGCAATTAGGACACGCTCTACTGGAGCATCTCCGAGAGCACCTGCTGCAATATTCAATGCTGCTGCTGGATTATCGTTAGTTCCAAGAGCTGCGTCATTATTTACGAGTGTTGGGATTGATGATACTGTGCTTGCAGTATTTGCAGCATAGTAAGTATCCATTTGACCCCATGAGAATGTTAGATTCTCAAGTGTTGCTTCTGCAAGCTCTGTCTTAAGCGTAACCTTAAGGGATTGCTTGAATAGGCGAGCAGAGTCAAGTAGCTGATCAACCATTACATCGCCATATGTTGGTTCGTATGAAATTTCAAGACCTGTATTTGTGTATCCTACTTCACGATATCCAGTAGCTGGAGTAGCTGTAGAAGCTAGGAGAGACTGACGTGCTGGAGCGGTTGCTGAGAACAGAGATCCAAGTGTTGTTGAATCTGTTGCTGGGCGACCATAGTTATTAGAACTATTTCCAATACTTGTGAACAATGCTGCTGCACCGACGATTACGTTTTTTGTATTTGTAGCCATTTATTTATTTCACCACCTTATTTATTTTAAGTTTAAAAAAAAGAAGATGACAACTTGCTTCCTCATAGAAAATCATAGCATTAAACCAATATAATTCAAATTTTAGATATATCTACCTGTATTATTAGGTCCTTGATCTACCGAGCGTGTATACGTATATATAAAGGAGAAGTCTCCGCTCATAAACCCGCCTTCATCTATAAATGGTTGAACAGGGTTTGCTGATTCTATCCTGAAATTAAAGAACTTAAAAGGACTATTATTTGACTGTGCTAGGCTATTTACGTCAAGTGCAGATAGATCATATCTTCTAAAAAGATCTGTTAGAAAGTTAATGATTGTCAATATTTCAGAATTACTTCTTGATATTATTTGCATGACCATAGTTTCTTCTGAAATCCACCATTGTGGCCCGACTGGTTTTTGAATAATATCGTAAGTCATATATGTTTTCCCAGGGAGCAAATTATTAAATTCTGGAACTTGCTGGGAAGGAATAATAGGGACTAGTGGGTAATTAAATCCGTCAGCCATATAATCTTCAGAATTTAATAAGCCTGCATTTTGAAGCTCCGCCCACATAGCATTTCTTACATCAAATGCTGCAACGTATGAATAATCTACTGTCATTTAATAACCACCCCTTTATCAAACTTTTCAGCAACACTTTCTACTGCTGCTCTAACCTGCGTGACCCCATAATTATTTGAACTCATGACTATTGACACTTCATCAGATATCATCTCATAAAGTCCAGAGGAGTCCATGATCATGCCAGCATTTTTAGTATACCATTCAACAATATATGATGCGAATGCATTTTTTGTTTTTAGTCCTCCTGGATGAAGAATCTTTATTTGTGTTCCTGGGGCTATAAAAACTATTCCGTTATTACCAACAATTGATAAAACTCTTTTTGCAGTAAATGAGACTGGAGTTCCTGCTTCCATAACCTTTGCTTTATTGGCAAAAATACTTTTTCTTGATACTGCTTTGCCTGTTCTGCCAGGGATAAGTAATTCTTTATTAATGGGTACTGGCATTTTTGATGGCAAAAAGTTTGTAGTTATTAAAAGATTTCCATTTACAAGTAAAGATCTTTCCAGAACAAAAAGTCTTCCTATTTTATTACCTATTTTACCCCACTCATAAACATGATGCATTTTCTTAGGATTTGCTCTTGCATAGTTATCTGCAGCAATCATAAATCTTTCGCCAGTTATTGAAAATGTTGCACGAGATATTGCTCCAACTACTCCAGGACCAGTCATTTCTTCTAGGCTAGCAACAAATTCATTTAAGTCTGCTTTTAGGTTATTGGTATCAATCTCAAGCTTTAGTGTCATCTTGCATCTCAGATCTTAGAAGAATTGTGTCATAGAATGTTATCTTGCCAAAAGGGTCAAGAACTGCATGTGATGCTGTGACTTCAAACTTAGTATCTGGTTGATCAATTTTATCTATTTCAACAAAAACTTGACGGTTGTCACTAGTTCTAATATTCTCAATACGCCAACGCTTACTCATAAGCTCTAGCGAATACATCTTTAGCTGTATCTTCTCATCATAATCCATATCAGAGGTTCTTGCAAAAGCTTTATTATCACCTTTTGAAGATGCTCCACGACTTTTAATAGGCTCTATTTTACATTGAATAGTTTTAGCATAAAGCCATTCACGCTTAATTGCACCTGTATTTGGATCTTGAACATTTTGCTGAATATAAACATCAGCTTTCATATTCATAGTTGTCCCAATAAACGAAGTATCTATTCCATTAAACATTATATTATAACAATATTTGCTTTACGATATTGATCAAGAATGTTATCTACCATAACATTTCCTGTACCGTTAAATGCTCCCGCAGCCATTCTAAGTGTAATTTCACTAAGAGTAACTTGAGACAAATATTTGTTTCTCCAATTATAGTCTTTAGCCAAAATATCTTGTTGCAGTAGCATTGATGCTAACTTGATATCTTCTGGTACATACTTATATCCAATTTCACCTACGAAGCGATAAAGATATCTGTCCCTGAATCTTCCATACTCATATATGGTCGGATCCATCTGATTATCCCACCCATTTGCCCAACCAGGCCACCAGATACGAATTTGATATCCTGTTGGACTAATTTCAGTATTATATCCAAAAGTATTATAGGTTGGTGTTTGAGTGTTATCAAAAACTAAAATTTCATTTTCATAGATTTGATCTAATGAAAGCATTTTTTCTGTGAGTTGGATGGTATTAGCACCAATTCCATAAATCTCTTGTCCACTATAATACCTATAGAATTTAATACCAGTATATCCTTCAATAATGGTTCTAGCCATTTTTTCAGTTTTTACAATTATTGATGGATCCATATAATTTGAATCAGTTTCAACAGGACTATATCCTAGAAAATCTATTGTCTCTGGAATTGTTGCATACGGAGTTTCAATACCATAGAAATCAGTTTGAGTTACATCAAGCCCGCCTAAAGAATATGACCACTGAACTTCTAATACCATATTAATTTCAGTCATATTTGGAGTTAATGTAAAAGAATACATTCCAGTCTGCGGTTCATCAAAGGCAGACAAATTTGTATAGAGGGGTGTCTGGCTTAAAACACCGCCAGGGTTATAAATATCACTATCTGCATTAAAGACAGATAAAGTCGGTAAAGAATCAGCTTGTGATAACACGCCGTTATCGTATACCTGTAAATATATTTTTGCCTGGCTATTTGTGTTGATTGTTTGCACTCACGACACCCCCTATTTATTTTTTAAGCGTAATACTCCTGAGCTTCACGTGGAGTTGCAATACGGAAGCCAAACTCTGAATCAAATATTTTTTGAGCTTCTGTTTCTGACATAGCAATAAATGGATGCTCTGCAGTAAATACATACTCTCCTATTTGAAAAGAATGATTATTTCTTTCCATTTTTACAAGCACTTGATTTGCTGTGTTCATAATTTTCTTTTCTCTCTTTTGCTTTTCAGCTTCTGGAACTTTAATTTCTTCCTTTTGTGTACTATCAAACTTAGAATACATTTGATAGGTAATTCCTTCTTCTTCAATTGCAGCGATAATCTCAGGCTTAGATTTAAGTCCTGATACATCAATAGCAAAAGCTTCTGCTACTTTTCTTAGTTCTGTAACTTTTAGATCTGTAAATGACATTTGACTTCCTCTCGTCATTGTTAATTATATCATTAAATGGCTAAGGGGACTATCGCTAGTCCCCCGCCTTGCATCTAATTTAAGATTAGAATGTATCGGTATAAGGCGCAGCGTTAGCTCCACCAGTAATACCTGAACCGTTTGTTGCTGATCCGAATGAATTTGAAGTCATTACAGAACCTGCAACAGCAATGTTCTTAACGATGACGTGTGCATCGTAGTTTTCCATTACGCAACCGACACGAATGAATAGTGTGTATTCAATTGTATCTTTCTTTGGTTGGAACAAGCGGTAGACTGTTACATCACGCTTGATACCAATGATAAAGTTTTGCGGGAATGTCAAGTGAAGATCACCTGTATTTGCACTACCATTGTAGGTCTGTGTCTCGTTGATCAACGGAA